CGGGGGCAGCGCTCATACAGAGCCTTTGCCTCCTCCATAGTCTCAGCAGACATAATTTCCTGTGCCCATAACATAGCCATCATAAATACCATCCTTTCGATTTTTTGTGTGATTTTACGCATAGACAGTCTCGCTCATTTCCAGCAAGCACTGCTTCAGCATTTCGTTTTCCTTTTGCAAAGCAGCCAGTGTTTCAGGCAGCTGCGCCATCTGGGTCTGGGCGCTCTCCACCGTAGCAAGTCGCTCCTCCAGTGTAGGGGTCAGCTTCGGTGCATCTGCCGGGTCTGGCTGTGTGCCGGCCTCCACCACAACATAAAACTCCGGCTGGTCGTCCATGCTCCACAGGGCATCGCCCACAGCAGCCGCTGCATTGTGGGCGGTGATGGCCTCCACAACGGCAGAATAGGCATCACACTCTTCCTGTGTGATAACAGGCTTCAGGATTTTTGTTCCGGGTTTAATTTCCATTTACGTTCACCTCACCACCAGCGGCCAACAGCAATGCCAGAACATAGTGTATTGTTTATTCCAGGTAGCGTGCATGATGTCGTGCTTTTGTTCTTACAAACAAACGATAAAAATGAGGTAGGGCAGCCAACAACAGAATATTCCGTATTAGAAAATGCCACCGGAAATGACCATGTATAATCGCTTCCGTCTGAATTGATGGAGTACCAGCAGATCTGTGTTCCGTCTGAAAATCTTACCCAGTTACTGCCGCTTGCTGCTACCGCCGAAGCACCCGCCGGGCCTTGTGGGCCGGTAGCACCTGTTGCGCCTCTGGCTCCCGTTGCACCGGTGGGCCCTTGCGGCCCCTGCGGGCCGGTAGCCCCGGTAGCACCCCTGGGGCCCTGCGCACCGGTATCTCCTTTGTCGCCCTTTGCGCCTTTCAGGCTGGCAATCCATGCGGCTTCACTGCCCGTGTATCCCAGCTGAACAGCCAGCGCATAGGCCGACTGGCCATCAAAGGTTCCGGCTTCTTTGGCCTGCTTCACGGCATTGGTGGCCGCATTGGCCGCATTGGTGCTGGCTTTCTCTGCCCGGTCGGCATCGTTCTTCGCCGCCCCCGCGCTGGCAGATGCCTCCCCGGCCTTGGTGGAGGCGGTGGAAGCGCTCCCCGCAGCGTCGGTGGCCTGCTGGGTGGCGGTGTTTGCCGCAGTGGTGGCCGTCTTGGTGGAGTTGGCCACATCGTTCAGGGCCGTGGTGCGGGCCCGCGCGATGTCCTGCAAGGCGGCGGTATGCTCCGTCTCCGTGTCCTGCAGGGCCCGCTTGGCGGCGGTCTCGCTGGTCTTGGCGCGCTCCTCGCTGGCGGCGGCGTTGGTCTCGCTGCTCTTGGCTGCCTCCGCGCTGTCCTTGGCGGCAGCAGCACTGCTGGTGGCTTTCTCCTCCAGTGCGTTGATGCGCTCCCTGGCAGCGGCCAGCAGCTCGTCGGTGGGGATGCCGGTCACACCGTCCCGCACGAGGCCGCAGAGCGCCTCGTCCAGCCGGGTGTCGGTGATCTGGCCCGTGGTGATGCTGGTGGAGCCTGCCGGGCGGGTGATCTCGGCAAGGCAGAGGTCGTAGATCAGCTCGGTGCGGGAGATGGCGGGGGCCGTGGGTGTGCTGGATGCCGTGCCCTGCAGCACCTGCAGGCTGGCGGCTCTGGCACCGGCATCATAGCGCATGACGACGCGGTCGATGCGGGGGAGAGACGGGTCGGCCAGCGGCAGGGTCAGGGTGTCGCTCTCACGCTTGGTGATGGAGTAGCCGGTGAAGCGGCTGGGGTGCACCCAGCCACGGCCCGCCCCCACGGTGACCTTCAGCCCGCCTGCGGCTGTCACCGGGAAGTCCTCATCTCCGCTGAACACGCCGCTGGTGAGGCCCGCAAGGTAGGCCGCCACGTCTGCGGCATCGAAGTCGTAGCCGTTGGCGGGGTATAAAACGATTTTGCTCATCAAAAGATCATCTCCTTACAGCTTGCGCCAGACCGGCGTACCCAGCCGCACGGTGCGGGTGGTGCTGTCGCTCTGGCTTTGGGTGATGACATCGGCCACCCGGACGGTGGCCTTGTAGCCCAGCTCCGGGATGGTGCAAAAGGCCACGTCACCAGGGGAGAGCCCCTCGGCATCAATGGTCAACTCAATGGAGCCGGTACGGAGCTGTTCCAGCAGCTTGTTGGTGCCTCGGGCCATGAGCCGCTCGAGGTAGGCCTGGCTCTTGCTGGTCTCGCCCTTTTCCTCGTCCGGCTGCACGTCCCGGGCATCCACATACAGCTCCCGCCGGTCTGCACCGGTGGCATCCGTCAGGCCCACGGTCACGGTGGCCCGGTTCTCGCCCTCGCCTGCGCCCTGCACCACAGCAACGTTGGCGTAGTCGCTGTCACCAAAGGCCCACGCAGCCTGCTGCAGGTTGCCCCACTTGGTGGAAAAACGGTTGTTTGGGTCAGCGGTGGGCCGGTAGACCTCGAACAGCAGCTTTTTGTCTGCGTTCTTGCCTGCCAGCCGCACCCGGAAGCCCAGATCACAAGCCGCGCCGATAGTCATCAGGTAGTCCATGATGCTGCCGCCGGAGGTCTGTGCAGTGTAGGTGGTGTCGAAGCCCACAGCAGCACCCAGCTCCAGCTTTGGCCACGGCTGCATTGCGCTGACCAGTCTGCGCATGGCGGCTTCGGCGTTCTCATTCTTCACGATGCTGGTACAGGCCCGCTTGGTGAAGATCCACGTTCCCGGGAAGCCGGTGACCACCAGATTGCTGTCCTGATTCTCGTTGCTCCGGTGGCAGATGCGCATGGGCACATCGCTGTCACTGCGGCGCAGCCAGCGGCCTTCCCGGAGCAGGGACAGGTTCTCCTCGGTGGGGCGCACCTCCAGCGTGAACGCTCCCTCCGTGTTGTAGGGCTCGTCCCAGTAAAGGCTCACCCAAACCTCCACCCGGCCCAGCCGGGCGAGGGTCAGCTCGTCCAATACGTCCAGCGTCACGAGATCACCTCCGGCAGAATGCCCGAAACCATGGGATAAAAGCGCACTGTCACCTGCAGGCTGGTCTCGCCGCTGTCGGCGGTGGCCTTGAGCAAGTTGTCTCCCGGGGCCAGCTCCAGCAGGTCGCTGTCCTCATCCAGCAAAGAAAAGATATTCTCTTCCGTGCCGTCCTCTGTCCGCTTGACTGCCAGCTTGTCGGTGGTGGTGCGGTAGATCTCGATGACCTGTCCGGGGGTCAGGGTGGTCAGGATGCGGATACTCTGGCCTGTGATGGTGTTCAGCACGGTGGGGTTGACCACCGCACCGTCGCTCTTGAGGGTGGCCGTGAAGGGCACGCTCAGCGCCCCCGGGTTATGGGCATTCAGCCAGCCGATGGAGGTGCGCACGCCGAACCGATGGGGCGTGCTGTAATTGATGGGCAGCCTGAACGATGGCACAAAGCCGTTGATGCAGAAGCTCTGGGCGGTCAGGTCGTACCAGAAGGGTTTCGGGCAGAAGAGCATGAAATCCAACACCGGGTAGGGGTGGATGCTCTTTGTGTAGGGGGTCTTGGAAAGCACGAAACGGCAGAAGAATCTATCCTCGAAGTACATTGTGCCGCTGGTGAAATAGGGCAGCTTTTCCAGCAGTAATTCCGCATCCACATCGCCGTGGGGGCTGTGGCAGTGGATAATGAGTTCACGGCTCACCCCGGCCACGCTCTGGCGCTCCACCGTTTCACCGATCTGGTTTACTCCCTGCGCCTTTTGCAGATTTACATCCACGCCGTTGATGGGGTCGAGGGAGTAGGGCGTGCCATAGTCCCACCCGATGTCGAGAGTGGCCCCGGCATCCGTGACCAGCTGCAAATGGTCTTTTCTGAACGGCATCTCGGTGCCCTCCTTTCATCGTTTCTGGGCCTTGGCCCGGTCGGCTTCCCAGCGTGCTTCCCGCTGGAGATCTGCCGCCGTCTGGGCCTTGGAGTAGATGTTTTGGGTGATGTGGGTGTCGCCCTCCCGGTGGTAGTTGTTGGCGGCCGCAGCCACCTGTGCCGTGCCTGAAGCGGCCACAGACCGGCTGATGGCCATGTTGTCAGACAGCACCAGCGTGTTGGCCTGCCGCACCATCTCGGCCAGCTTGGAATTTGCGGCCAGCAGGGCCTCGGTGTTGGCCTCCACAGCGTCGGTCAGGTCTTTGTCCGGGGTGGGGGCCGTCGGCGTGGTGGAGCCGGTGTTTGCGCCTGTGGTGGTCTTAGCGATGTCATCCAAACTGCGCTCCACCTTTGTCTGGATGCCGTCCACATAGGTGGTCACGGTCTTGTAGGAGCGCTCCACGCCGTCCACCAGTTTGGTACCTGCCTCGGTGACGGTCTTGGTCACCCTCTGGGTGATCTTGCCGGTCTCGTCCTTCAGCTTCTCGGTGAGCACTTTGGTGGTCACGGTACTGCCGTCTGTATTGGTGGTCTTGCTGGTGTCGGTCATGCTCTCGATGACCTTCTGGGATTTGGTGGAAGTGCCGGAGCTGCTGGGGGTGTTGGCAGCTTCCTGCTGCTTTTTTCGCTCGGCCTGCCGGGCCTTGCGGTCAGCGGCGATCTTGTTGGCGTAGTCCCAGGCTGGATTGCTGATGTAGTCTATGGTACCGCCATAGAGCCACGCGACACTGTTATAGGACGCGATCAGGCCGTTGATGAGGATGATAAAGCCCTCGATGCCCGCCGCCACGATGCGCATCAGGCCCTCGAAGATGTAGCTCATAAAGTCCTCAACGCCCGCCCAGACATTCTGGAAAGCGTTGGCCACATCCTTGTTTTTGCCGCTGAAGTTCAGCAACGCACCCACCAGCATCCCGATGAGGGAGATGACGAAGAGGATGGGGTTTGCGTCCATGGCGGTGTTCAGGGCGATCTGGCTCGTGGTTGCGCCGGCTGCGGCGGGCACGAACTGCGCCACCAGACCCATGGCCAGTTGGCTCAGGTTTCCGAACACGCCGCTCAAAGCGCTGCCCAACTGGTTCAGGGCTCCCATGGCTACGGCCTGGATCTGGCTCTGCTGCTCCTTGGTGCAGGCCTGCCAGAAGTAGGAAGCGGCCCACAGGCCCAGGCTTTCGAGGTCGCCGTCTTTCAGCGCCGTTGCCAGCGTCTCGATGGCCCCCAGCGCATCCGTCTGGATGTCGGACTGGATCTGCTCCCAGCCCTCGGTGAGCTTGGTGCGGAACTGCTCTGTGATGGTGGCTCCTACGGTGGCAAAATCCGGGCCATAGGTGGAGAGGGTCTGGGCGATGTTCTGGATGGCCTGCTTTGCCGCTGGGGCCCCGGTATTGATGCCATTGACAAGGCCCTGGGTGACGTTCTCGCCGATCTCGGTGAATACCTTCGAGGGCGAGTGGATGCCAAGCACGTTCTTGACGGTGCTCACCATGCCGTTGACTTTGCCCTTGACCGTGGACACCAGCGTGTCCCACATCCCGGTGATGCCGTTCAGCAGGCCGGTGACGATGTTCTCGCCGATGTGGCCCCAATCATCCATACTGCCGTCCCACACGCCGGTCAGTTTTGCGATGCAGGCAAGGGCGGCTTCTCCCAGGTTCTCAATGCTGCGGAGAATGCCGTCCACCAGTGTGGTCAGAAGGGCCGCACCACAGTTCAGAAGGTCGGGCAGATGGGAGATCAGCGCGGCAGAGAACTTTGCAATCAATTCCGCTGCTGCTGTGATCAGCTGGGGCAGGTTGTCGGTGATGCCGATGATGAGCTGTTCCAGCAGCTGGATGCCGGCATCGAAGATCTCGTCCTGATGGTCAGTCAGATACTGCACCAGCTTGGTGATGACCTGAGTTGCTGCAGATGCCAGCCCGGGAATCTTCTGAACAACACCTGCGGTCAGATTTTCCAGAATGCCGCTGGCTGCGTCCAGCATGGCCGCCGGGCCGCCCTCATTCAGAGCACTCGTCAGGGTATTCAGGCAGTCAGTGCCCCAGTTGGCGGCTTCCTTCAGGCCCGGCTCCATGGCCTCGAACAGGTCAATACTCAGGTTCTCTGCCGTGGTCTGCAGGCTGTCCATGCTGTGCTGGAACGTGTCCGTCATGGTCTGGTAGGCGGTGTCGGTCGCTCCTGCACTGTCCACCATCTGGGCCAGCACGCCGTTGAATTTGTCCGCGCCGCCCGATGCCAGCGAAAGAGCGCCGGTTCCAGCCTCCACGCTGGACCATAGCCCGGCAAAGGCGGTGCTGTCACCACCTACGTTGTCGTATAGGATCTGCAGCACATCGCCCAGGCTCTTGCCTTCAGCATTCAGCTGAGCAAAGCTCTTGCCGGTCTCAGCCTGCAAGATTTTGCCTACGGTCGAACCGGTGTCGCCCAGCTCGTTCAGCATGGATTTTGCGTAAGTGGTCGCCTCGGCAGTGGCGATACCGTTGGCAGTCATCACGGCCAGACCGCTGGACAGGTTTTCTACGCTGACGTTGTAAGCAGCCGCCAGCGGAATGACACGGCCCATGCTGGACGAAAGTTCGTCCACGCTGGTCTTGCCAAGGTTCTGCGTGGTCAGCAGAACGTCCGAAACGTGGTCTGCCTGGGCAGCGCTCAGGCCATAGGCGTTCAGTGCGGTGGTCAGGATGTCCACGGCGGAGGTCGTGGAGGTAAAACCGGCGGTTGCCAGTTTCGCTGCCTGGCCTGCAAATTCCACAGCGTTGGCCGTGTCCTGCCCGGCGCTGATGGCCTGGTAGGTAGCCTCGGCAATATCCGTGGCCGCAATGCCCATGGTGTTGGACATGTCCGTGATCTGACTGCCCAGCTTCTGGATCGAAAGCTTGCCAAGATCGGCGATGGTCCCGACTTTGGCAAGAGATGTCTCGTAGATGGAGCCGTTCCGGATCGCGCTCTGGGCAAGATTCGTCAGCTGGCTGCTGGCCGTCTTTACCAGGTCTGCAATCAGCGTTCCAGCGGCGACGGTCATGCTGCTGACACCCTGCGTGAAGCCGCTGGTGTCCAACTTGGTGTTGCCGGTAACGCTAAAATCAAATGCCACTGTGTCTACCTCTCAATCGGAGCGCGGGCACAGGGGCACAGGCTGCTATAACTTGATTTCTACTTCCCGCTTACATGCGGGGTTTTTGCATTTTACCCACAGGCCGTGGGCGCAGGCCTCGGGAGCCGCCCACACGGGCAGCGCTCTGCCGCAGAAGGGGCAGGGCACCGGGGCGCGGGAATCAACCGAAGCGGTCGAGGAAAGCGTCCTCGTGCTCTTGCAGGGATTCGTTCCGCCTCACCCCCTTCAGCCCATCCGGCAGGGCGAAGCGCTCTTTCAGGGTCTCGTAGTAGTCCCGGTCGGCCCTGTCCATATCGGAGGTGTCCTTGCCCCGGATCTCCACGATCTTGCCCATCGGCGTTTCCGGCGGCAGGGCATGAAGCAGTGCTTTGAAGCGCCACCAGTGTACCTTGTCGGCGGTCAGGTCGATGCCGTAGGCCTGCTGAAAAGCCCCCACGATGTAGTCGGCATCGCACCGGTAGTCCAGCACAGGCTCGTCCTGTGGGTCGCTGCTGCTGCCAGTCCCGGTGCGCTCCTCGTCCTCGGGGCCGCCGCCCTGGCAGAAGCGCACCAGAGATTCAAAGGCTTCCTGGTACTGCACCCCGGGCACCGGCTCTACAAAGAACCGCTGAACGGCTTCACAAATCATCCGGGCGCTGTCCTCGTCAGTCTTGGCACGGCGGGTGCGGATCAGCAGCCAGATCATGGGCCGGAAGTCAGGGTCGATGGCGCGGCCCTCCCACTCGGTGGGCAGGGTGTCCGTCAGCAGGTCATGCATTGTCCAGTGCCTCAAGCTCTGCCTTCAGCTGGGCACGGCGGGCGGCCTTTGCCTCTTCCTGTGCCTGGAAATCCACCACGGCGGGATGTGCCTTGACTGCGGCCCGGCGCTGCTCACGGTTCATGGGGGCAGGGATGGCCTGTGCTGCCGAAACCTGTGCTGCCGAAACCTGTGCCCGCTCCTCGGCGGGGTGGATCAGCGCGCTGACACTGGCCTTTTCTGCGACCATAGCCTCGGCAAAGACTTTGCTGACCGTCAGGCAGGCGTTGAAGTTGCTGCCGTCCAGCCCCAGCTTCTCAGAAGCCCCCTTGCCCAGAACCTCGTCCAGATAGTCCATAAAGATGCGGCACTGGAAGCGCAGCCAGGCAGGGTAATCGCTCTCGGGAGTGTAGCGGCTGCCCTCCGTCCGAGCACGTTCCTGCTGCCGGGTCTGTGCAGCCAGCATCCGATCCACGTCGTTGGCGTTCAGGGTGGAAAAATCAAATTCAATGCCGTTGATGATCATAGAAGTCCTCCTGTTACAAAAAGGGCCCCCGTTCACCGGGGAACGAGGGCTGTGTGGTGTTGTTATCAGACCTTGGCAGCCTTGGCAGCCTTGGTGGACTGCGTGTCGGCCTGAGTCAGGGTCAGGTAGTTGAACTCAGCCGGAACGCCAACACCCTTCACGTCGCAGGCAAAACCTGCGGAGTTGCTGGCGGAGCCGCTTGCATCGGCAGTGACAATAAAGGCAGCTGCGCCCTTCTCGCCCTTGCCGGTCTTTGCGCTGAAGTAGATATAGGGGAAAACCACCTCAGTGCCGGAGCCAAACTTAATCCTGTGGGAGAGCAGGAAATCCTGCGCAGGGTCGCCCACGCAGCGGTTTCCGTTCAGGGAGAAGGTGCGCTGGGTCTCGCCCTTCTCGGTGACAGTGCCTGCGCGGATATAGGCCACGTCCTCGGTGGAAGCGTTCAGGGCACCGGAGTGCTCCTTGACACGCTCTGCAAACACGACCCAGTCGCTCTCCTTGGTCTGGGTGGTGGCATCGGTCTGGATCGCAAAGATGAAATCATCGGCCTTTTCGGTGCCGGTGTAGTCCGCGCTGGGCACGATGCCCTTCTTGGTCTTGAGCGCGGTCAAGGTTTCGGAAACAGTCATAGGATGGTCTCCTTTCAAAGTTTGGGTTGATAGTAGACGAGCCGGAGCTGCATCTGCATTTTGCAGCTTCCGGAGCCGTCGGTGACGATGTAGCCGGTGGAGGTGACTTCAATGCTCTGGGCTTCCTTGCCGTGCCCGCATTTGCTCAGATCAGGCAGGATGCCGCAGTCATTTTGTTCCATTACCCAGTCGGCCAGCTGTTCAAAGAAGCCGCTGTTCTCAATGGTGAGCACATCGGTCTCCCCGAACTCCCTTCGGGACAGGAAGAGGTAGTTCTTCGCCAGATCCCGCCCGGAGATGTAACTTTCCACAATGGGGTCGGTGGGGCTGTCCTCAATGGAAAAAGCGGTGGCTTCCTCTTCCAGTCCGGCAATGCGGAAGGCCGCACCGGTGGCATCCTGCTCCTCGGCAATGAGTGGACAGGTCTTGAGCCAGTCCCGCAGGGCCGTAATGGACGCTTTGGGCATTACGTTCCACCTCCCAGCTCTTTCCTGGCGGCGTTTTTGGCGAACTGGATCAGTTCGTCTTTGTGGTCAGCAATTGCCCGCTGGCCCCAGTAGGAACCGCGCAGGTGGTTCTCCCCATGCAGCCCCTGCCCCTGCGTGTGCAGGTAATACTGCCGCCGGGCATACGGGGTGTTATAGACCAGCTTGCCGCCTTTGAAGTCGGATGCCTGATTCACGCTGTTCTTCAGCGTGCCGGTGTCAAAGGGTACATAAGGGTCCACAGCTTTAGCCACCTGCTGGGAGAACGCATACTGAACCTTCTGGAAGCCCTTGTCCATCTCGGCCTGAAAGCCGGGCCGGAACCTGAGCTTCAGGTCAATAACGGGTGCACTCATTTCATCAGCTCCCCTCTACATGAAAATGCGGCAGCAGCGGTTCCCGGTTGTCGGAGACCGCCGCCACCGTGCAGCAGATGTGCGTTTTCTCGAGGGCGGCATACTCGGCCTCAGTCAGGCTGCGGACAGCGCCGCAGATGAGCTTGCCGCCCCGCTTGAGCGTCCAGTGTGCCGCCTTTTCCCCGGGCGGGAGCTTTGCCCACTGGAAATAGGGCAGGTAGCCCGCCGCAGGGGGCAGCCGGATGTGCACCGTCCGCTGGGGGTCGCCGCCGGAGGTGTCCAGCTTCTCCCGCCAGCTGCACCCGGGGATGACATGGCAGACAGGCCGGTCAATCTCGGTGGCGGTGTCGTGGATGAGGTTCACAACGGTAACGCTGCACTGCATCAGAAACACCCCCGATACAGCAGGCCGTGGGGGTCGCTGCCCAGTGCGTTGGAGAGGATGCTCTGCGCTTCCGCTGCAAGCCGCTCGGAAAGCGCCCCGCTGGCGAAGGTGACGGAGTAGCCATCGTTGGACACGCTGGAAGCCCCGGGCACGGCACAAGCGCTCTGTGCGGCGCTCATGGCATCGACGATCTGGACGCAGGCATCGGCCAGCAGGGCGGCGCACCCGGCACAGGCCCTGGCGTGGGGCTCTGCCCGGCCAAAGGTGTGCCGGTCGATGAGCCGAGAAGCCCGGGCGCACAGCGTGTCAAAGGCGGCCTCGTCCAGCGCTCCGCCCGCTGTCTGGTACTGTTCGTAGGTACAGTAAAGCATGGCGGCCTCCTTATGCTGCGACCTTCTTCTTAACAAGAATGGTCTGGCCCTTGGTGACCTTGTAGGCGTAGACCTTGCGGCCCTGCACGGCAGATGCGCCGATGAAATCGCCAGAGCCGGAGAGATCCTGCAGGTGGACGGGAACGGCCCACTCATCGATGACGGCGAACCAGTTGGGATGACCGGCCACATACTCCACGTTCTCGCCCAGGGTGGAATCCTCGAACACGGTGTAGCCTGCGATCTTGCCCACAGCGCCGGTCTGGACAACTGCATCGCCCAGGTCGGAAGCCTTGATGAACTCGGGGCTCTTCAGGAGCAGGCCGTAGGTGTCCGGGGAGACCAGCAGCCAGCGGCCTGCGGTGGGCACGCCGATGGAGGACTGCTGAGTGCGTGCATCCACGATGTTGGCGTAGATGGTCTTTTCGGTCAGGGCAGTGGTATTGCCGAAGGCAGTGCCTGCGGTGGTCAGCTCCACGGAGCCGTCAGAATCCATCTGCAGGCCCAGAGAGTAACCGGCGCTGTCCAGGCGGTCAGCCACCAGATTACCGGGAACGCTCTCTGCATCGAAACCATCGATGATCTCATTCACGGCCTTGTCGTGGTCGATGTTGACGGTGAGGTAGGTGGTGTCACCGCTGGTCTGCTTTGCACCCTTGGCCTTGTCGTAGTCGTTCACCACCACCTCGGTGTCACGGACGGGAACCTTGACGGAACCTGCCTTGGGGCTGCCCTCGTAGCGGTTGTTGCAGATCACGCCGACTTTCTTCACCAGCGTCTTGCGCAGCTTGAGGTCGACCAGATTGGAATAGCGGACCTGTGCTTCATGTGCCATAAGAATATCCTTTCTCTCATTCAATGTTGATATCGGGGTTCATCGCCTTGAAGGCAGCGGTCACGGGGTCAATGTCACCGGCGGGCGGGGTGCCGTGCTCTTTGCCGCTGGAAACGTGAACGGAACCAGTGCCGCCCTCTTCCGCCTCGCCAAAGGCCCAGGGGTTCGCCTTGGCGGCTTCTTCCAGAGCCTTGGAGATATCGGTGGAACGGTCCTTGGAGCCCTTGAGGGCATCCAGATCCAGCAGTGCCCGGACCGCCTTGACGCTGCGGCCTTTAGCTCCCAGAATGGCGGTGTTCAGGGCATTGTCAAAGGCAAAGCCATCAGCCTGTGCCTGCATATCGCCCTTGAGTTTGGCAATGTCTGCCTCGTATTCCTCAGGCTTCTTCTTGCCGTCAAAGGCGGCAAGGCCGTCCTGGGCGGTCTTGAGCTGAGCCTGGGTGTTTTCCAGCTGAGTCTTGTACTGTTCGGCGGCAGTCTTTTCCCGGTTGACATCGTTGCCGTTCTCGGCCATGATCCAGTTGAGCTGTTCCTCGGTGATGCCGGGGATCTGTTTCTTCACGTCTTCACGCTTCATGGTGGAAAAACTCCTTTCTGTTGGTGAAACCACGGTTTGGTGACACGGTTCTCCGTCCGTGTTCGGTTGTGGGCAGGGTACGCACTGCCCTCTGCGATGGCACCGTATGCAGGAATCGAACCTGCGGCATCCGGTTTTGGAGACCGGCGCTCTGCCACTGAGCGAATACGGCATGAAAAAAGCGCCCCTGCTCAAACGAGCAAAGACGCTTGCGGTATTGGGTTGGGTCAGTCCCAGTCGGCATAACGGGGACAATTAAGGCAGGCTTTATGGGCTTCTGCCCAATTGCAAGGTGGCTTATCGTCACCCTTCAGGCAAAGAGTATCATCGCCAATATTGGAGACCTCAAAGCACAAACCGCAGTCGATTTTGCGGTTGTAGATAGGACAAAACCATTCTTCCGGCTTTGCTGTATCGCTAGTGCGGAATACCATGCTTCTTAACCACCTCCATCAATTTTTGACCGCCCTCATCCAGCGGCCCGATACTGGAAACATTGCCGTTCTGCCCAATGGCAACAAAACCATACTCGGAATAGTAACAGGTCTGTGTTCCGTTACGCTGGGACATTGCGACTTTGGAAGAGCGGATAATGCGTTCGGCATCCATCGGCCCCATGCCACGTTCTGCCCAGCGCTGCAGAACGTGTTCGCTCGCAAAGTTGATTTCATTGGGTGCAGGCGGCGATTCAATCAACTTGCCTTTCGCCTTTATTGTACCAGCTTCACGCATCTGTTGCAATTCCACATTTGCAGAATCAAAACGTTCCTGCTTTCGGGCTGTATAACTGGCCTTGCCAGCCTCGATCCTGCCAAAGCCTGCCACGCTGGTGCGGGCGCTGTCGGCCCTGCCGCCGGTGGCGCTGATAAAGTCGGCCAGCTCCTGACGGGCCTGCCGGAGCTTCACCGCGCTGGCGGTGGTGTCGGCCCCGGCGGCATCCTCTGCCAGATACCGGCGCTTGTACTTGCGCACGGTGCGCTCCCGGGCCCGCTGCATCTGGCTGATCTCGTACCGGGTGTATCTGCCGCCGCTGTACTCGATGTCCCGGGCGTTGAGGGCTTCCAAGCTCTCCTGCGTCCATGCAGGCGGTGCACCCAGCTCAGGGAAGATGGAAAAGAAGGTGTGACGGCAGTTCCAGCCGCAAAGCCCTGCGCCGGTGCCGTAGCCGGTGGCGGCCTCGAAGTCCGGGTAATGCTTGCCCATGTAGTCCACAGCGCCGCCCCGGTGGAACTGCCTGCCCTGCCACTCAGCGTGGGAAGGGCGGGCCCCGCCGTGGGCCGTGGTCTCGAAGAACTCAACCCCCATCTCGTCGGCCCGGGCCACTTGCAGCTTTGCACCGGTCTGGTTCACACCAGTCAGCACCGCCCGGCTGGCGGCTACTTCCAGCGTGTCGGTGTGGCCGGTGGGGTAGGTGACGTACTTCATGGTGTCGGCCAGACTGTCCACCGCGCCCTTGATGGCGCTCTTGTAGTCGAACGCACCGCTGCTCACCTTGAGATGGGCGCGGTCGAGGGCGGCTTCAAACTGGCCGCTGACGGTGTTGGCCGTGGTGGCAGTCAAGTTGTGGAAGGTCCCCGCCGTCTGCTGGTAACCCGCATTGAGTAGGGCCTGCAGGGTGGCATTGTCGGCAAAAGGCGTGGGTTCCTTGCCGTAGTGATAATAGATCTCGTCCTCGGCTTCCATGGCCCGGGTGGCCGCTTCCTGCATGAGCCGCCGGATCTCGGCTTCGCTCTTGCCGGTGTAGCGGGCCAGCTTCTTTACCACGTCCTGCCGGACAGCTTCCACCTGCTGGTATCGCCACAGCTGCCAGTGGGCCGTGGGGGTCAGGGTGTCCATTTTGGAGATGCGCCGGGCCACGTCTCGCAGGATGTCATCCTCGACCTGCTGCCAGAGCAGCACAAGCCGGTCGGGTGCGTGGTCGAGATAGTCCGGGGCCAGCATCAGGCACCCCCGCCGAAGCTCAGCTCAGGCTGTTTGTTTTCGTCAGCAGCTTCCTGCGCCAGTTTGCGGGCATCCTCTTCACTGATCCCGTACCGGGCAGACAGATACTTGTACCGGGGCAAAAGGCCGCTCAGGGCATCGTCCCGCATCTGGCTCATCCGGGTCTCGGCATCGGTGACATAGCTGTCGTCCCAGTCCACAGAGATGGGCGTTTCGGGGTCCACCGCCGCTCCCTGCAGGTTCTTTGCCGCCCACAGGATGGCCCGCACGATGCCCACCAGCGCAACCTCGATGGGGATCTGATTCTTGTTGGCGCTGGCCACCAGATCCTGACGGCTGCCGTTGTACTCGGTGGCCGTGGTGACATTGCCCAGCTCGAAGTTGTACCGATGACAGCCCAGGCCGCACTTGAAGCTGAACAGGTTCAGCATATCCTGCACAGCCTTGTGGTTCTGTTCCACCCGCAGGTCAGGGTTGTATTCGTGGTATTCGCTGGACTGGTCGAGGCTCCCTTCCTTTTGGGGCAGGGTGACGAACTGGCTCTGCACATCGTCATCGGGTGGAATAGAGTGTTCCACGCCCTCTTGGTCCACCACCTTGCGACAGATGTCCGCAGAGTAGAAGATCTTCTTGTGCCCCAGCCGGATATCCTCCCGGTAGTTGTCAAAGGCAAGGTCGATGCCCTGGGCCTCGGCCAGCGCTTCGGCAAAGATGCTCATGCCCAGCCCTGTGCCGCCGTCAAGGTTCTTGACTGCTGCCGGGCTGAACAGGGCAAACCAGGGCGGGGAACCCTCCACCGTGATGCTTTCTGCCGTGCCCGGCGGGGCCTGCAGCGCTTCAAACACCGGAGCACCCGAAACTCCATCCGTTACCCGGAACCACTCGTTGCGGATGGTGCGCCGGGTCTCATTGCCGGTGTGGGTCTGCAGATAGACCGCGGGCTTACCCTCCATCATGCACTCGGAGACAAAGGCCGCTTCGGTCACGATACCCCGTTCCACCCGCAGGGGCAGGATGCAGGAAGCCGGGTCATAGTCCAGCTTCAGGCGGGTATCCGGGCCGGGGACAGCTTTCCCTTTCACGACCGTCAGGTTTTCGGCACTCAGCACAAAGGCACCGGTGCCGGACCAGTAGGCCTGTTCCACCAGAGCGTTGGCATTGCGCCAGAAGTGCAGCTCCCGGAGCAGGCCGCCCACCTGCTGCTCATCATCGCCCAGCAGATACCGGGCGGTGGCAGCGTCCTTGATCTGGAAGGTGGTGCGGTCGTTCAGAAGCAGGTTTGCCCAGTCCTCGCAGACCCGTTTCGGCATCCGCAGGGAGGCAATGGGGCGCTTCTTGGTGCCGTTTGCGTATTCAGCGGCACGGGTGTGCACCTTGGGCACGCTGCCCTGCCACCACTGCCGCCAGGTCTCGATGTGGCCGTAGTAGTCGGCATCGATGGCCCACCCGCGCGTCTTGTTCAGGTAGTTCAGAAATGCGGTGATGTTCATGTGTTGGTCAACCTCTTGAAATCGCGCTCGATGGTGTACTCGTAAGCGTCCAATGTGTCGATATCGGTGCTGCCGTCATCCAGCCGCTCGTCCACGCCGGGGTGCTTTCCGCTGTACAGGGCCGTGGCAAGGGCATCCCGGAGGGTGGCAGCTTCCGGCAGCAGCCAGAACCGCCCGCCGCCCATCAGGATGCAGGTCAGGCGGATGCGGTCATTGATGCGGATCTTGGCGCTGTTTTCCACCCGGTCGGCCAGCCAGCTCAGTTTGCAGCGCCGGAGCCGGGCCCGGATGTGGTTGATGATGGTCTGCTCCGCACTGTCGCAGAAAATAAATTGGATCTCGCCCCAGCGGGCAAAGACAGCCATGCAGAACTCCAGCAGCCGGTCGGCCAGAAAGTCGGCATCCTGCGCCACCGGGTCGATGCGCTGGGAAGCCAGCCCCACCACGCCGGACCAGCCCGGTAGGATGGCCGTTGCCACAAAGGCGTGTTTGGAGCCGTTGCCGCCAAAGTCCACCCCGATGCGCACCCGCCACGGGTGCAGCGGCTTGTCCACAGGCCAGAAAAAACGTCCATCTCCGGCGGCAAGGCTGTCGGCCAGCAGGCGGTAGATCACGCCGTTGGCGGCCATCCACTGCCCCAAGATAAAGCGGTTATAGTAGACCGTGCCGGTGTATTCTTTTTTCAGATCGGCCACGAACTGGGCCGGAAGTGTAGGGTTATCGTCGATGGTATACGCCTGACAGTAGATGTCAGCGTCACTGTCCAGAAACTTCTTGAACCAGTGAGTGGGGCTTTCCGGGTTGCAGGTGCCGTCAAAATGGGAGTGGGGGCAGGAAAGGCGGCTTTTCAGCATCTGGAACACGCCTTCGTCCCAGGTGGTGATCTCGTCACCGTAGACATACTCAAAGGCAGCGCCCTGAATGCGGGCGATGTGCTTCTTGTTGTCGGCACCGAGGACATAGACCTTTTTGCCGAACAGCTGCACCACGTTGCCTGCTGCCGAGGTGCGGATCACACCTACAAGGTCTGGGCCCCAGAGCTCCCGCATCAGGGACAGCACGTTGCGCTCCAACGTGCCCAGGGTATTTCCCATGAGCACCAGCAGGCCCTCGCCCCGGGCCGCGCAGATCCGCTTCGGGATGGTCACAGCGCAGTCCAGGTAGGTCTTGCCGCTTCGGGTGGCTCCGGTCTTGACGTTCCACCGGTGGGAACAGTTGCGCAGGTACTCCTGCTGAAACTCAGTCAATGGCACTGTCTACTCCTCCCAGGATCTTGCGGGCCTCGGCCAGCTGATCAGAGGCATCGCTGGACACGCCGTTGAACATTCCCAGATGCCGCCCCAACAGATCCAGGGCTTTCAGCTTGTCGGCCAGCTTGACCTCCTGCTCCAGACCGTCCTCTCCGAAGGTCTTGACCTTGACCGACTGCACAGCAGCCAGATCGTCCGGTGCGGCATCGCTTTTCAGGGAAGCCGTCCTAGCATCGATGAGGTCACCCGCGTTGACGAACGCCACCTTGGCCAGCTCTCGCACCACCCGGTCAGCGGACACGCCGGTGCGGCGGCTCTGCTCGGCCTGAAGCTGGGCAATGCGGTTCTGGATACTAACATTCGCTAACAGCCGTGCCGCCTGCTCGTTGGCCGTCTTTGGGGAGTATCCGGCACGGATGGCCGCCTGGGTCGCGTTCAGGTCGATCATATATTCTTCACAGAATCGCGCCTGCTTGTCGGTCATCCTCACCACCTCTCTCGTTGTCAGGGTACAAAAAAGCCGCCCCTCAGGACGGCAGAAAATAGCATAAAAAATCCCTGCATGTTTCCATGCAGGGCAATTGACGCACATCCAGCGGGAAAATACCTGAAACCCGCCTGTGGATTCCGGTGCCTCCGGCGTATGTGGGGAGGTCAGAGGGCGGGCAAGGAGATCCCGCCACCCACCACATGAGCTTCCGGTGGGGAGTATGTAGCCCCATGCGTCAGGCTGTACCGCCTACGGGGTCGGCGGCGAATTGGAACCGCCCTTGGAATCGAACCTTCCACGACTACACTCGTGAACGCGCACCACATTGCGCTCAGGCGGCATAATAGAAGCAGCTCGCAGAACGTGATGTCGGACGGGCACATTCTGGAAGCTGCTATGGCATCGGTCTGCCTTTCGGCTTTGCCGATGGTATCGTTATAACACAGTTAAGCGGACATGCGCGGCCATAATTGCGGAGGAATGGCATTCATTGGAATGTTCAGGGCCTCCACAGCCTGCCGATGTAGACGACGAAAATGCCGGTCACTGACGCGGAGTTTGTCAGCAGCCTGTCCACGATGCAGGCCATCAATGTAGCACAGTTCCAAAAGGTCTACCAGAAGAGGGTCTTCGAGTTCTGCGATGACCTTACGGATGGTGTAACACAACTCCTGACTGCGCTGAATTTCATGGCATAGCTGGTGCTGGTAGGCATCCATCATTTCAATGGCGCGGCCAGTCTTATCGCCAGAACATCCAGAACTGACAATAGGGCTGAGTGCCTGGGTGACGCTTTCGGCCTGGTCTTTCGCTTCGCGGATACGCCGGACAAGAATTTTCTGGCGGCGAAGTGATACCTGATACAGCTTCAGCCACTCACATTTCTGGATATAGGTCATTCTGTACTCCCTCCTTCCAGCACCCTCAGTAGCCCTTCCACGTCATACCGCCAGTGAACGCGCAGCAGGTGCTGCTCCACCTCAATGCCATTGAGGGCGGCCCACTGCCATGGAATGCTCTTGCGGGTCTGGGTGCTCATGTACTCCAGCACAGCGCTGGCCGGTACGGCAAAGGTGCGGTTAACCTTGCCCCGGTAATTGATGACCACATGGGCGGTCTGGCCTTTGAAGGATGCTGCATGGGCCATATCGGTGATGTGTTTGAGCTTGTGGTACTTCTGCCGCTCCCGGTCGAATCGGCCCAGGATCTTTTCCAGTGGGATGCTGGGCGTTTCGATGGTCTTGAGCTCGAAGTAATGGTGCATGGGGTAGCGGTACACGTCGAAGTCGCAGATGTTATCAATGGAGAAGCTTAGGTTCTCGTTGCCGCCGTAATAGGTGGCCGCGCTGTCTTTTAGTCGATAGCACCAGGCATCCTTCGGCATGGAGCTTTTCCAGTCTGCCTCGAACTGTTTTCCGGTGTTCAATTGGTTCTCCTTTCGTCGGAGGCTGCCCAATGCCCGGCCAGCTGTCGGGTCGGGGTAGTGCTCATGGTTCCGGTACATTGGAATCCTCCTTTTTCTTGGTGAGCGGACGGCGGCGGGCTGCGTTTTTTAGAAAATCATTCCCGCTGGGCTCCGGCCTGTCCACCCGCCTATTGCGTCCTGCTCCAATGGGGTTCGTCATGCGGTACTCCTCGGCAGACCTACAGCCCTGGGTTTCGGCCTCGATCAGAGCCTTCCGCACATAGGCCCAGCTATGTGCCCCGGCATCAATGCACTTGCGCAGGATTACCCGCGCCAGTTCCTCGCCCAGTCGGTCAGCGTATCCTGTCAGCTCTCTTTTCCCGGAGGCACTCAGCTTGCCGATATCCTGTTCAAACTCTGATACCAAGGGTGAGGTCGTCGGTCGTCCGGTCGGCTCCGGCGCAGCCGCAGACGACGACTTGTTAGCTTGTTGGTTTGTTAGACTTGTTAAGTTGTTGTCGGCAGCCTGTCGGTTGCCTGTCGCTTGCCTGTCACTTTGCCTGTCACTGCCAACAAGCGAAGCATAGTTTTCTATCGTGACAATGCTGTATTTTGAGCCTGTTTTGACTGTCAGATAGCCTGTCGCCTGTAAATGTTCTAAGCTCGTCCGGATGTTCCGAACACTCAAATCAAGCTGTTTTGCCAGTTGAGATTGGCTTGTAACCAGCTGCCCGGGCCTGATGGTAATGCCCTGCCACTGCTTTTCCTGCCAGTTGGCGGTGAGTAGCAGGTGGAAAAACAGGCGGGCAGTGTTGGGCTCTGAATACCATTCCCAGTCAGTCAGACCGCGGGGAAAGGCAACAAAGCCACGGGATGGGTCAATGCCCACGGTCTGAACTCCTTTCTGGTGTGGTTAAAACGGCAGGTCATCCGCATCATCGTCGATGAGGGCATCTGCTTCCGGGGTGCCTGCGGCTGGCCCGGCAGGCGCTGCCGCCTGAGAGGCGCGGGGAGCATAGTCGGCCAGGTCTTCGCCGGGATACATCTGCCCGCCGGAAAGGCTGGTCTGCACCGGGGCAGGCTCATCAGAGGGCGTTGGCTCCTGAGTGAGCGCTGGTTCGGGCGGTGCCGGGGCCTCTGTGCAAAGGTCAATGAGATTCTGCATCCACCGGAAAATCACCATGCCGCCGGGCTGAATGTCGTCGGCATCCACATTGTAATAGGTCTTGCCATTGTACTCCCGGCTCTTGAGCTCCCGGGCAAAGACAGTGACGGCATCGCCCTTCAGCAGCAACCCGTCCCACTTATCCAGCCCGTGCCAGACGTTGACCTGAACATACAGGCCCTCCCAGTTGCCGGTGCCGGTCTTGACGCTGTGTGCCTTCACGTCAAACTTGAGCACCTGCTTCTGGCCCACGTCCTTGAGCACAGGGTCTTTGGCGAGAGTTCCGTGGAGAAGTACGCCGGTCTTGTGGGTCAGGATCACGATTCATCACCCCCGGCAAAGGGGTCGTCTGCGCTGTCAGCGTCCTCCACGGTCAGGGCATCGGCCTGTTCAACAGCTTCTTTGATGCGGGTCCAGCATGGAGCCGGAACCTGTCCGGCCTCGTCCAGCTCCACGGCGGTGGACTCAGCATCCACATGGACCTCGCTCTCGTCGTAGAGAGAGCCGAAGGTGGAGGGAAATGCTTCCCGCAGGGCATGGACAAGGGCGACCTTGCGGATCATGGTGGCCTTTTTACCCTTCCACAGGGATTTTCCGGTGTCGTACTCGGTCAGCTTCACCTCTTCGTAGCTGGGGCGGGTGCGGTCCTTGCGGTAGACTTTGGCCCAGCCGCCCAGAAGTTCCTCGTCCTCGTAGACGATGGAGCCCTCCCGCTTCTGGTAGTCTCCGGCCACCTTATCGAAGATGATGACCCCGGCCTCGAAGCCGTCATAGCTGGGGTGACGCTCTGCCATTTGCAGGTAGCAGTTCTTGCCCAGAACGATGGTGCTGGGGGTGTCCTCGCTGTTGTTATCGTAGTGGATGAGGTAGGCTTCCTTGGTAAAGGGATTCAGGCGGTACTGCTTGCAGGTCTCGAGGAAAATCTTGCATTCGGCATCGGTGGCTTTCTGACAGATGAAGTTGCGGACATCCGAGAAGCTGACGGTCATGTGCTGGCCGTCGGCAGAAGTGATCTCCACGGGCTTGGCCGGGCTGGCAGCCTGCAGAGCGCCGATCTGGGCGGCACGCTGCTGCATTGCAGTCATCCGGGCGGCGGTGGTGGTGCCAGTGGTGTTTGCGGACATGGTGGGCGCAGGTGCGCCGGGACGAGAAAAAGCCATAAGTAAAATCCTCCAATTATTTTACAGAACCATATGCGAAGCCGCGCTTTTTAGCTTCGGCTTTGAACCATTCGATGTCTTCCGGGGTGAAATCCACCCAGAAGCGGTAGCGTTTGCGGGCAGGTGCAAGGCCTGTGCCAGGCAGGGCGAACTGCTGCAATACCTCGCAGTCCAGCCGCCCGGAAGCTGTCACAAAGGCGTTGCTCCGGGCCTCCTGTGCGGCCTCTTCTTTCAGTTGACGCTCTTCCTCGGTGGGCGGGATGATGACCGGTGCAGCGGCTCTGGCCCGTTCTGCAGCCTGTCGCTGGGCCTCTGCCTCAGCCTGAGCCGCACGGGCGTGCTCCCGGCGGCTGTGCTCATGCAGTGCATCGTTGACGCTCAAGGCCCGCAGGTATTCGGTAATGCAGGGTTCAGCGTCTTCACCGCAGGTCTCCCGGATGAGGCGCAGTTCCTCCCGCCGGGTCTCCACAGCCTTGCGCAGTTCCTTTTCGGCCTGGGCGAGGTCAAAGGTTTTGTTGAGCCACTGGGGCACAAGCAGACGGTCAAAAGAAATCAGAGGTTCCAGTTCCCCGATGCAGTCCCGGTAGACCAGCCGCAGGGTGGATGCTTTTTCTTCCCGCTGGGCCTGTTCTACTGCTTTTACCTGCTGATCAATGGCCCCGGAGATCTTCTTACACTGGGCCTGCATCTCTCGGATACTCTTCTGAAAATCCTCCAGCGGGTCAGTGTAAAGCCGCTTGGCGGCGGTCAGAGCAGCAGCCAGCTGCTTGTCCCACTTGTTGACGGCAGCACGGTCGGCTTTGGCATCTTTGATGGATTCAGGTGTGTACACACGGCCTGTATAGGAGGCCAGAAGTTCGTCAAGGTTCTTCTGCACCTCATCCTTGTTCCAGTTCATGGCCGGGATCACCGGGCGCTCTACCCGGACGGTCAATTCATTCGTCATCGGTCAGTTCCTCCTCTTTTGGCTCCCGGTCGGGGGCAAAGTAGTAATCATCGGGCGGCTCCATGGGCGGGCCGTAACGGTCAAGATTCAGACAGTACATCTCATTCATCCCTGCTACCTCCGTCATAATCAGGCGGCTGGCGGCAGAGCAGGGAGGCCTCCTCCATGATGCTGTTCAGGGTACCGCAGATGGTCTGAAAGGTGCTTTCCAGGTCTTCGCCCACCAGCCGGGAATAGCTGGCCTTGCTGTTATCCCACGCCGCCCGCATCAGGCTGGCGCAGTAGTTGGCCTGTTCAAAATCTGCCTGGGCATCATCGTTGATGCGGGAGCGGAGTGCCGCAACCTGTTTCTTCAGGTTGGCGTTGTCCTTGGCCAGTTCGGCGTTCCGGGCATCGGCAAGGCCCCAGGCTTTTTCTGCGGCCCGGCGGTCGATCTCTTCCTCGTCGATGACCGCCGTGATGGGCTGTTTTTTCAAAGCGTCTTCTGCATTCTTGGCTCGCTCTTCGGCCTTGCTCTGCAGCTTCCAGGCTTCCTCTTCCCGGGCTTCGGCCCTGTCGCGTTCAGCTTCGGCTTTCTGGCGCTGGAGGTTGGCCGCAATGCGGCTCTCGTCTGCATCGTGGTAGCTCTGCTGGAGCTTGGCGTTCTGCTCGGTCAGGCCGTTGATGTCGGCGTAGGCGGCTTCCAGATGGGCATCCTTTTCCCTGACCTGGGCCAGCAGCTCCTGATACTCCTTGTAGGTCGTGATGTCGCCGGTCTTTACCTGCTCCACCAACTCTGCCGGGGCGCTGGGCTTTGCCACGGCGTACAGCAGCTTCAGGGGCTGCACATCAAAAATAGGCTTGCCTTCAATCTGGATATTGCCGAACCGTTCGGCAATATGTACCATGTTGTCACCGGTGTCTCGGCTGATGCCAACCACATCACACCACTTGCCCCAAGTGCCATTTTTGTTGTTTGCACACAGGTCGTGGGCGTGCTTGGCCGCCATGATCCGGGCCATGTTGCCGGTGATGAAGGTCTGTGCATCCTGCAAAAGCAGGGCGTTGGTCTCATCATCGGCTCCGAAGTCAAAACCGGGTGCCGAAGGAATCGGCGCAGAAGAACCGCCCGCCGATGCGGCAGGGGCCGATTCGCAGTTCTGCAGGGATGTCGCGGGGGTCGATGCGCTTACATCCGCCCCGCTCTCCGAGATGGTCGGCGTTGCCGCTGTGGCAGTCGGGACAGCATTCTCTGCCGTAGTCACAGCAGCATCCGCATTCTGGGCAGGTGCACATGAGAGAATCTCCTTTGCTTTTTTGATGTCGGCAAGAATCTTTTCCATTTCCTGCTGCGGT